TCTGTTGTACTAATTCAGATTGTACCGCCACAGATATAAGACGACCAAGTTCTCTACCCTGTTGTTCATCACCTTCTACGTTAGAACCAGAAGCATCTACATTTACCACAATATTCATACTACCCATACCATGATTTGGAATTATAGTACCTGCTGTATTAGGAACAAAAAGTTCTGGTCCTTTTTCTCCTACGATTGAAGGTCTACCAACAGGAGGTCTACCTCCATTAGCAAAGTTTTTAGCACCTGCACCTATTAAACTTGTATCAAATCCTGTATTAAAAACATTATCAGTTATAAAGGGAGCAGCGTTTGAAGCCACACCACCAAAAGCATTGCCAAATAATCCAAGAAATCCTCTTGATATTTGTGCAGCCATCATCTGTGCAGCCATATCTAAGAAATGATCTGCTATACGCATAAACATATTTCTAAACGCATCTCCAACACTCATTGTTCCTTTTATTATTCCTTTAAAAGATTCTGAAAAAGCAGAACCAAGTGTTTTGGATAATTCAACTACTTGAAACTGAACATCATTTAATTTCCTTAATTCAGCATTTACATCTTCTAAACCTTTTGAAATTGAACGATTAGCTGCCTCTGCTGCATCTCTATTTTGTATATATTTATCTCTAATTTCTGTTAACTTTGCTGAAAATTCAGTATTATCATTTACTAATTCTTTTGTTACAGCACTTTCTTGTTTTAATTGACCTACTCTTTTTCGATTAGCACCTGCATTTTTACCCTCTCCCTGTCCAAAACCTGCTGTTTTTAATTTTTCTTCTTTTTCCAACATTTCATCAAGTATTTGATTTATTGTTGCTTCGACACCTTGTCTTCTTACTGAATTTATAAATCTCAACTCATCATCTAGTGTTAGATCTTTGTTAATTTTTCTTATCGCTGCTAACGCAGATTGAACTGTATTTGCTTGTGCAAGAGCATCAAATTTACCAAAATCTCCACCAAACTTCTTAGCAATCAATACTGCATCATTTCCAAATCGTTTAAATTCTTGTAATGCTTTTACTGCTTCTTCTTTTGTAATACCTAAAGACTTACCTAGTTGTCTTACCTGTGATCCACTTATATTTGAATTTATACCCATCTGTTGCATTTCCTTGTTTAGTTCTCTAATAGATTTTCTAAAATCAAGAGTCTGTTGTATTTGTTGAGCTATTGCAGTTCCAGCGATTGATAAACCAAAACCAAATCCGCCACCTAAAGCACCTCCTAAAGCACCACCAATACCACCACCAGCAGCACCTATAGCACCCTGACCAAATAACAGAGGAAAACCACCACCAATAAGAGCATTACTTAAAGAACCTTTAATTCGTTGTCCTCTACTAGCAGCAAAACTACCTCCAGGAGCAAACTGACTTCTTATTAAAGAACCAATACCAGGTCTATTTGCTGTGGCAACAGCACTAGCAGTAATCTCATCTGCTCTTTGACTAAACGCTCTAAATCCTCCTGCACCAGGATTTACATTACCAAACTGATTCTGTCTTAATAATCTTCTTCGTTCTGCAAATTCTTGTTTTAATGCTTTTTTTCTAAGTAAAATTAATTTTTTTTCTCTTGTTTCTATTTTTTTTACTGCATTTTCTCTTATTTTTTTTACTTCCTCTTCTGCTTTTTTCCTATTAGCAGTTTGTTTTGCTAAAGCCTGTTGTAATCTTCCTTCTATATTTACACTTTGACCAGTTAATTTCATATCTCTCTGATCCATTCTTGCTAATGCTTCTTGTAACGCTTGTTCTTCTGCAAGAATTTGCCTTGACCTTCCAGAAGCACCACCTTTAGGAGTTACACTTTGTCCAAGCAAAGTCCTACTTCTTCCAGGCATTAATGAAGATCGTTGACCCGTAAGAGTTATGCTCTGTAAGACTCTTTCACGTTCTTTTAGTTCTTTATTTAACTCTTTTTCTGCTACAATTAATTCCCTTGCAGCTTGTTTTTGCAATCGTGTACCAGAAGCCGCAGCATTAAAATTTGCAGTTGCATCTCTTAAAGTTTTATTTAAATTATCAAAATTTCTAACTAATAAATTTTGGTCTTTAGCAGCATTTTTTAAACTTTTATTTAAACCCTCTACCTGTAATTGTGTAGTTCTAACATCTTTATTAAAAGCAGTTAATTTTTGAGCACCTTTTAAAGCAACAGCAATATCTACATTATAATTAGCCACTTGCTATCAGAATTAAAACATTTCTTCTATCTTACCTTGTTCTTCCTCTTAAAGCATTACTTCGTTGTGCTTGTTCTCGTTGTTTTTCATATTCTTCATTTTCTAACTCAGCAAAAGCAGCCCAACCTATCATTTCTTCAACAGTCAAAGTATCACATAATTCAGCTACAGTTTTATGTAACATCTTTGCTAATGAAAATAAAAATTTCCAATCGTTATTCACTTTTTAAATCGGCTTTAGCCTCTTCAACCCCCTTGTCAGCACCAGCATTAACCATCGCTAACTGTATTTGTTCAAGGACAGATGCTTCAACTTCTCTTCTTAATGAAGCCTTATCTCCATCCTGAAATAACCTTGCACCATCTTTATCTAATGATTTTTCAATCATCATCTGCAAAGCATAGTCATTAACATCATCAGAGTTTGATTTCTTCTGTATCGCTTCTCTTTCTGCAATAGTCAAAGGATGCCAGTAAACAGTAAGTTCTACTGTTCCATTTTTTAAGACATCATGCTTGTAAAGTTGTGAAACTCCAAACTTGTTTTTGAGAAGGTCTACGGCTCTTGTCATTTTAATATATAACTGATATTAGTATACTAGGCATTTGCAGTGAATTGGCAAGATATTAAGCCTAAAAAATGTGCAGAATCATCTAATTCAATAGGAGCAGGACCAACAACATCTAATACTCTTGGAGCACAACTAAATGTATCAGTGTAATTAGAAGCATTAACAGAAGTAAGACCATCTATGACAGCTTCTCCCAAAGAAGATAAAGTAGCTGGCCCTTTTCCTCTTGGAACATAAATATTACATTGAATGACACCAGAATAAAAATCTTTTGAAGTACCTTGAGTTTGAGTTGTAGCCTGTGCAAAATCTACTGACATGACGACATACTTTTTATTTTTTCCTGGTGTTTTATAGATCATATTGTCATAAATCATCTCTACAGTTGGATCAACATCTGCAACTGCATCTGTGACTGCTTTTTCAAAAGCTGCTCTTGTGTTTACTAAAGTCATGGGGTTTCGTAATCAACAAATACAGAACTAGGATCACTAAACGCACCAATACCACCACCTGTGAACCTAACATTTTTAGATTTACCTCTAACACCAGTACCAAATGCAGCAATACCTAGTTTTGGTTTATCTGTAAATATTGCGTTAATAATTGGTCTTAATTTACCTTGTACATATTGAGGAACTTGACTATTTGGAGAAGCTAAAGCCCTAGCTGCATATTGAGATCTATTACTTATAAATACTTTAGAGAAAGGTTTAAATTTAGGTATTGAGTCAATGAATCTAGGCTCTATAACAGCTTGTGGATTACTTTGATCTCCTCTTCTTCTGGGTTTTATATTACTCCACGGAGCAACTGATTCTCTAGCCTCATCGGCTCTCGGTCTTTGTGTTCCAGCAGTCCAACTTGAAGCAAAAAAACCTGTATCTACTGGACTATTTTCTTTTGTAGACAAATCAGCAATAACAGCTTTAACTAATTTATTTAAATCTCTCTCTAAATTTCCTTCTAAATCTGGAATAATTCTATCAATATTTCGTGTTGAAGCCATCAGAACCTCACTAATAAAGTAAACAGATAAGTTTGTCCACCCTGTCTTGTATCTATATTAACTATCTGTCCTACTCTTGTAGATCCAGCATAATTTAATTTAATTTCATCTTCAAAACTAGGTTGATTATCACCAATCAAATCAGGTGTAATATATATCTTTGCTTCTCTTCTTTCTCTACCATCATCTTCTGTAGATTGAACAAATTCAACTGGTGTTTTTAAGTCAGAGAAAGTAGTATCAATACTAATTTCTTCACCTGTATCTATGTTATAAGTTGATTGTCCTTTTTTAACATAAGTAATAGTTGAATCAAAAGAAGTGCCAAGATCAGCTATTACTTGTTTAGCTACATTTTTTAATAGTGAATCTAATTGACCTGCCATTATCCTCTAACCACTCTCATCTGAAAAGTACCAGCTCCACCAAGCATATATGCTCCAAGATAACTTTGTAACCAAGGATAAACGTCCATAATATTATTCACAGAACCAGTACCCTGACTTTCAGTATTATATTTAACTTGAATATCTCCTAATTTAACTTCTTCAAAATTACCATCTTTACCTGTTGTACCAGTAATAGCATCTGTATCATTTGCCAAAGCTCTAGCTAATTCATATTGTGCGTATTTAATATTATTGGGAATATTAGAACAACTTAATTCAACTCTATCTACTTGATAATTAGTTCTAGGAAATTTTAATGCCTGATCTTCATCACATCTATCTCCTTGAAATACAAAAGTATCAATCCATCTTGTAGCAGCTATCAATGATCTATTCTTCTGATCATCTGTTTTATTAGTCCAAGTTGAAGAATCTGGAACTGTTTCAAAATAATTATTAGCTTCTGTCAATGTGACATAGCTATTAGCAGTTTCACTTTTTATAGTTGCATTTATGGTAGCTGCCACGATTGATAAAGTAATTTAGTTTTATTGTAGCGTAAAGAA